TATGTTCACTCCAAGACTAATAGTAGCACCATCTCTATTTAAGTAGCCATCTCTGACTAGACTGTCTACTAGGTCGTGAAGCCATTTCTCTTCTGACCTAAATACACCATCTCTGGCGATAACCAAAGAAAGGACTCGGTGTAACGAGTCCATTCCATCATCTTGCATTAAATTGCTAACAGCTTCGGATACAGTTTTTTCATTTGCCATGACTTTATCCTATAATTATAAAGTTGCCTTGTCAAGCCTATCTTTTGCCACCGAAGTATTCGACACCATTTCCAGATGTAATGATGTCATCATTGAGGCATTTACTTCTCTCTTCATCTAAGTAAATCTTACCTAAGATTCTTCCGTATTTGCCTCCAGCATCTTTAAATGTCTGAATATAAAAATGATCGCTCTTGCTCAACCAATTTTGAACAAAACCTTTAGCCTTAAAACCTAAAGCCTTTTCTTCTAAATCTTTAGTTCGTGTTTCTGGAGTATTCACACCATACAGACGGATGCGTGCTTTATGCAAAACATCAAAACCTAAATCGATTACAACATCAACTGTATCCCCATCAATAATTCGGTCTAAAGAAACTTTATAAAAATATCTCATAATGCAAAAGTCCTCTCAAGTTAATTCTTTATTATATTATAGTCCCCAAGGGCTCCAGCCCCCTTCAGTGACCCATATATGGTAACCTGATCTCAAATTTACATAAGGATCGTATAAATCATCGCAAGTAGTAACACCACTGTCTCTAACCTGCAGATATCCATCAGGCCAGTAAACGTTTGAAGTACACCAGTATCGGTTTATCTGAATCAACCCCAAAGAGCCACCTATAGGGTCAGCCCCATTGAAAGCGTTAGGATCACATCTTGACTCTCTATAGATGACATATGATAGCTTACGCAATTGATCTTCAGGCCATCCAGCGCTTCGTGCAACATCCATCCACTCAGGACACTCCCAACCATCTTTAATAATACTACTACTTGGAGGAGTAGGGTAGCTCAAATTAATCAAGTCTAAGTCTACGGCGTGGGTTCTATGCGCTCCCCAAGTGCCTAAGCCATAAACTCCATCAGGGGTTACGCCAATGTATTGTTGCAAGAGTTTAACTCTAGGGCTATTTTCCATCCAGAAATAATCTAACTGCATTATTTCTTTCTCTACTGCAAGCCAATCTACTTCAGGAAATATGTACAAAGCATAGCTTGTAGTTTCGAATATCCTTGTTTCCTCTATAGGAGTAGGGGTAGGCGCAGGCGTTGGTTCTTCAATAACTTCTTCAACAACCACCTCTGAAGTGGTAGGAACACCGTGAGAAGCTACAAGGCTAGGTTCATCATCAGCACAGCTTGATATTATAAAAAGTAAAATTATGGATGCTATTAATTTAGTAGGTAAATTCATGCTTTTAATATATCAGTAGTTTGGTTAAAAACCTACTTTTATCCTTCTAATACTTCAATGCGTGCTTTTAAGTCTTTAATAATTGCGATTAATGGTGCAGTTAAGTATTCGTAATAAACTGACCTTGGTGTTTCGCCCCAATGCCCTTCGTCATACCTTACAGCGTATTCATAGCCAGCCTCATGCAAACTTTCAGCAGATAACCCAACCTCTAAAGGAACAGTCTCATCATCATCTACACCTCGATACTTAATAACACGAGCATCAAGCACTTGATACGCTTCTGATAAAGGCAAATCCTCTATATCTTTTTTATAACGCTCACTTGAAACCAATTCCATAACCTGACGGTCAGAGTCCCTAGAACGCAACGTGTAGTAACCGCCTGATGAGAATGTTGATGCTTGACCTAACCAGAATTTATTCCAAGTGTAAGACTGACTTCCAAGATTAGTCCCTTCATCAGAGGATGGAGAAAATTCACTTGAAGTAAGACGAACCTCAGCGTTACCACTTACCCCCAAGAATAGAGTAGACGCTGAAGCATACATGTGATTACCACTAGCATTCATAGCGCCAATATCTATGTAACCATCACCAGATTCTATTCTTAACGTATTAGCCGAACCCTCTGAAAGTATCGGACCTGTCGTTCCGCTACCAAGTATTAAACCAGCACTAGTTATCCTCGCCCTAATTGCAGGGTGTGTTGTATGGGTTGTTTCGTAATCATCATCGTACTCAAATAAAATACCGTCATTCCCTATCTCAATTGAGCCTGCTTGAGGGTAACTATTGACATCCAAATGATGAAAAGCACTGTCAGTTCCACGTTCCCAGTTCCAAGACAAAGAAGTTCTATACCCACCTTGAGTACCTATACCACCAAAATCGCCTAACGCAATAGTTGAATCAGACCAAGGCTCTTGCGTAAATGATGTTTGCCCTGTCTGAACTTTCTGCTCTAAAAAGGAGTGACCTTCGACAAGCATGGAATCGGACGACTCATCCCATTTCCATTTATCGCCATCTGTAGCACCATAGAAAATAACATCGTGTCCTGTGTTGTTAATTCCTACAGTCAAAGTAGCTTTCAACGTTGCGGCGCTACCGTCATAAGTAAAGTTTGAGTCAGCACCAAAGGAACCGCTGTTGTTAAATTGCACATCATGATCTGAACCAGCGGGGCTTGTTGTCGTGATGTCAGACGTAAACGCAACCGTTCCTGTCCCATCTTTGAAGGTAATTGTTCTATCAGCAGTAGGATCGGTAATTGCAAACGTGGTTTCGTGAGCGTCCGCAGTAGCCCCTTCGAATACAAGAGGGCTACCAGAACTGAATGTAGCAGTAGCAATTGAAATATCATTATCTAAGTTAAGCGTAACGTCACCTGATGATCCACCACCGTTTAGGTTGGTGCCAGCAGTAACACTTGTAACGTCACCCTGTGGTGCAAGGTTAGCAATAGACTGAGCAGTAACATGCTTAGGATTATCGCTATCGCTCGTATCCGCTATAACCACTTTATCATCTGCAGCTACCGTGACCGAAGACAACTCTGAAGGCGCAAAGTTCAACGTCACATCGCCTGAAGAACCCCCACCACTCAACGCAGTACCCGCTGTAACAGCAGTAATATCACCGGAAGAAACAGTATCCAAACTAAAAGCCAAAGGATTTTTAGCTTTGCCCTCAATAAAACTAACCCAAACATAGTCATCAACCGAAGGAAGAAACCCAACATACTTAATATTCTCATACACAGTCGTAGGTCCACTCAAGTTAGGAATCACTAAAGAAACCACTCCAGAGCCGACAGACTTAACAATACCACGATAAAATCCGCTTATATGCAAGCTCGAGTTACTATTTGAATTATAACCTGATCGTATTGTCATAGCGACTCTATCTTTTCCCATGTAAATAAATCCACAATGCCTGTAACTGGAAGACCTTGTGTTTCTTGAAATACTTTAACCGCTTCCTCAGTGCGCTTATCAAAAACACCTGTAACTTGTAAATTAACATTTCTAGACTCGGTATGGTAAATAACCTCTACATCAGGAAGAAACGGGCCTGAACTTCCTCCTGTAAGTTCCACTCTTTGATTCCCTATAACAACTCCTTTAGCCACTTTTTCGGTAACTTGGTAAGTGTAGCCAGAAGAAACTGCCTGCTGTATCCTCTTAACACAGTCGCCTTCATCTCCAAGCTGAAATACCTGTAAGGAGCAAGCAATATCAGGGCTATCTTCAGGGGTCCTACCAGACACTGCAACCGTGCCTGAGCCAGTAGCATCATACGAAACTTTATCTACAAAAAACTTTCTATCGTAAAGATTAAAAAAGTCTCTAGCTGACTGTGGAACTGCAGAATCATATAAACCTGAAGATTCATCTTTCAGCAAAAACATTAAATCTACAATGTCTTCCCTACCATCATAAAACCTTACGCTCATACCCGGAACAATTGTGACACTCGACTCATTCTTAATAAGGTTAGTTGTAAAAGTAGCACCTGACTTCTTACTATCAGCACTTCTCCTAAGATTCACTCTATTAGCATAAAACGAGTCAGTTTTTCCGGATGGAATTGAAATACCAAAGTTAGGTTGATTCTCGATCAAATACTTTTCTGAAGCAAAATAAAGAACGCCTCTACACTCAAAAAACCGCCACTTCAAATCCCTAGCCAAACGAACCATTAAATCATAGCTGCTCTCAACCTCGTCATCTTTTTCATTACGAGTAATAACACCATCAACAGGTGCCTCCTCTTTAAAAATTTTTAAATCAAACCTAGACGCCATTATCTCAGCTACGTCAGAAGGAGAAATATACCCCAAATTAATGTTACCCCTGTCTCTACGCATTCTTTGCATAGCCTTAGTCCTCGCAGTAACCTGAACAGAATCTCTACTCTGATGCTCTATACTGACCGCAGCTATTTCCCACACCATGTCATCCCACTCAACTGTTCTACCAATCATAAAATAGTTAAGATGATGCATTTTAAAGCTAGGATCATGGACCTTAAAATTAAGCTCGCTAATAGCACCTGCAGATAAATCTACAGAAAGAGAAGTGATTGAGTTTTGTATTTCAACTTGTCTTCTACCAAGTTCACCTATTTTTAACTTACCTACATAGTCTGGCATACCAACCTACCTTTAACCTGTCATGGCAACAATCCAGTTCGCAGCTTGTTGATACTCGAATATGCCCAATTCCCCAGTGTAGTATGTATCCGCTCCAAACTGCAACTCATCGGGTGGAGGGTCCGGTTCAGGCGGAGTAGCAGGCACAGGAGGAATATTAGTAAACGTCTCAGGCTCCACTGCAACCGCCTGCAACTCTGTCAGATCCTGTACATCCATAGGATGCTCAGTAAGCTGCAAAGTAACAGAGTATCTAGTTGGTACACCAGATTCATTACGATACGACTCAGTGAAGTTAAGCTGAGTTATTACAACAAAAAAATCTAAAGAATAAGTCCCATATGAAAATCTGCAAGGCAAAGCATTTTCAGAAATGTACTTTAGAATGTCCATGTAACGCTTTTCATTTTCAAGAGTTGCCATACCACCAGTGTTTTTATCAGCAAGTATAGCGTTAAAACTAAGCGTTCTAAGCTTTGCATTCTCTTTGAATAAAAGAGGTTTGCGTTGTGGTCGAGCTATTTCAACTATTTGAGGCGCAAACTGATCATACTTTAAGTTTATAGGATCAAAAGGAAAAGTCAACTTATAAGGTAAGTTATCGTTATCAGGATTAAGACCTGAAAAATTAACAGGATCTAAAACAGCAGGCAAAGGCGCAGAAGACGTGCTTATTGCATTTGATGGAATTAACGTCCCATCTATAGTTTGCCTCGAAAATTTCGTTGTTGCCGACATTTTGTCCTCCTAACTTATTGTATAAAATATTATAACTTACGTCTATTCATGACTTACTGCCATTATGATGCTAGTTGACTCCCCTTCTTCAACCACACCATTTTCAGCAGTCCCACCAGTAATATCAAGATGAATTGTTCTTGTAGCTTCTAAGTTGTCTTTTAAGTTAGCATTAATCTCTCGCAATAATTGTTCTTCATCTTTAAGAGCATCAGGAAGTACTTGAAATAGTTGCTCAGAGTAGTTTTTATCAGAGTTCAGTACTGTCTCGAACATTCCGCTTATTCCGCCTCCGGTAACATCAGCTTGCATCATGCGGGCAAACTCTGCATCACTATAATATCCTGTTGACTTAACAAAGTCCATTTGTGCTTGCCTATCAAACGCACTAAATGCATCCATACCAACTAAAGTATCATACCGTTTTCTAGTAGTCATACCAGACGTGGCGTCAAGTGCCATTCGTTTAGTACCTTCATTTAGCATAAAGTCTTCAATTGCTTTACCACCCATCCCCATGTAACCCTCGGTTAACCCTAGCGTCTGTGCAGCAGCTCCGCCTCTTGCTCCTCCATGGAACATGTGTGTAAGCAACTCGGGGTCAACATTGTATTCGTCAGCAATAGTGTTTATATAGTTATCAAGAGCAAAATTAAGTGAATCTTTTGTAGCCGCCGTTGCACTGCCAAACCCTGTTGTATTCGCTTCACGCATTAGGCCTTCAATGGCTATTACGGTAGCCGCAAGTGGAGAAGCCCCTGCCATCATTTCATTTTGAGCTTGGGCGTTTATCAAGGCACGAAGAGAGTCTTCTCCGCCACCACCAGCTACTGCTTGCTTATGACCAATGATAGTTTCAGCTCTACTTAGCTTATCAGCGGCACTACCAGTAAAATCAACTTCATGGAAGTCAGTCATATTAATGGGGTTCATGGTAGCGATCATCATTACCGAAGTTAAAACTCTATTCACAGAATTAAAGAAATCAACACCAATCGCATCAGCTAGCTCCTCAACCTTATCAACAGCCATACCAGTAATATCAGCAACTGATTGAACTTGACTTTTAAAAAGTCTGTCAGATTGCGCTATGAGCTTATCCACCTCACCTAAAGCATCGCCCGCAATAAGCTTATCAAGCATGTCATCACGATGCACTTTAGTAGGGTCAATACCCTCATTCCTCAAAAAATCTTCCATAGCCTGAGTATCGCCATCACCAGACTCAATAGCAGCCTTAAGAAGCTCACTACGTCGGCGCATAGCATCTACACCAGATTTACCGCCCATATCACCAACAATACTGCCAGTAACATCACCAATAAAGTTTTGATACTCTTTTTCAGCAGCTTTTTTCAAACGCTTACTACGACGTATCGACATAAACGCACCAACAACTATAGAACCAATCGCCCCAACTGCTGCACCTACAGGACCAGCTACAGCAAAACCAGCCATAGCACCACCCATACCAGTACTCAAAGTGTTCATGACGCCCATTCCTTCGGAACCCATGGATTGAATACCGCCATATGCTTGCATGGCGCCACCAACGCCCATCATCATCCTGTTACCGACACCCATGCCTCTAACGCCAGCCATACGTTTACTATCTTTGTTAAAGTAGCCAGCTTTTATAGGAGTACCGGAACCGTGCTGCCTGAGACGGAAACCATCTTGGTGTATTAAACCTTTAGGGCCAAAGCCGCCTGCTCGTTCATTTCTAAATAAATTTGCTCGGCTAGTCTGGAATCTCTGACGTAGCCTACTACCCAAAGTGCTTGGACGCATATTTATGTCAGGATGATTAGGATCAGCATTTAAAGGAGATAAACTAGAGTCAACAAAGTTTGCTACGCCAAGTCCAAAGCTTGAGCCCATTCCAGCAAATCTACTTTGATTAATAATTCGTCCATCAGCCAGTTGATACATGCCAGCATTAGATAACGCCTGTGGGTCCATAGGATCAAGGCGTCCCGCACGAGCACCTGCACTAGAAAAGAGTGCACTTTTACCGTCCCTTGCGTTTCTAATATTTCTTTTAAGCCCAGTACGACGGCCTCTAGCACCACTACCTGCAAACAGTGCACCACCACCCAACAAAGCCATACCCGTCATAGCAGGAGAAAAAGCACCAAGAGCGCCAAACAAAAGACCAACAACTTCAGCAAGAGTAGCAAGAACAGGCGCCACCATATTCAAAGCAGCAGCTATACCCTCAATAGCTTGAGGAATCTTATCTAAAATAGGAGTAAGCGCATTAAGAATCTTACCAAACGCAGGTATAAGTTTCTTCGCAGCAACATCAAAACCCTTAGTTAATCGTTCAAGGTTGCCAAACATTCCTTCCTGACCACCCTTGAGCAAATCAAACAAAGCGCCAAAAACTCTACCAATAGAAGAACCAAACTCTTTAAAAGCATCAGCATTCTCAAGAATCAAATCACTGAAGTTTCTAAAAAGTTTACGACCCCCACCAGTATTAGACATCGCCCTAAACATATCCAAAAGCACATTCGCAGCAGGCTCATAACTCCTGAAAAAGCCACCCAAGCGAGAAAAGAAACTACCTATAGCCTTAAAGAAGTTAACAAAGTTCTCACCAATCTCACTAATCCGAGACATATCTTTAATAACAATATCTCTAATAAATTTGCTAACCTTATCAACCGTTGTTTCAAGCGTGGGTAAAAACGAGTTAAGTCCAAAAGAATTTAGTGAACCTGACATACTCATCAGGTCTTCCCTAATAATCCTAGCTATGTTTACCATTGTATTTTGTGCTGGACCTAAGAAAACATCACCTAAGTCAGCAAATATTTGAACCAGAGAACCAAACTGTGTTTTCATCCTCCCAATGAAGGTGTCGGCCATTGCAGCACCAAGCCCTTTAAAATTTTCGGCAACAACTCCTCCGCTACCAATAGCTCCCATCAAACCAGACATGCTTGTAACATTATCTAAAGATCCTTTTCTAAACCCAGATGCACCTGATATAGCTGCTTTAGCCTTTGCCAAATCACCGCCTCCTAATGCACCTGCCAAAGCTTGAACTGCTTTACCATCGCCACCGGATAAGTTAAACAACTGGCGTGCCAACACGTTTACATTTCCAGCACCAACACCCTTAACTTTAGACAAAGCAGCTAAAGTCCCACTTGATGCTTCTGAACCCATTAAACCACTTGTTTGAGAGCCCATAAAAGCACGAGTCATTCTAGTAGCCCTAACAACGCCACTTGGCCTTCCACCAGTTCCGGGTCCAAACCCACCCATGTTAGGTGCTAACTGAACAGACTGAAACTCACGCATAGCTGATGCCGCTATAGCAAGAGAAACTGCAACTGAAGAAGCAGCCACAGACAAACCACGCAAAGTAGCCTCATACGCTTTAACTGCAAACCTACCAGTTATCAAAGCAGCTTTGACACCCAAAAGACCTACCGTAAATAAAGCGACCTGACCAGCTAACGCAATAAAAGAAAACTTGGCTAATGTCTTAACCATTAATCCGATAGCTGATGTAACGCTCCTAAGCACCATTTTGAACTTATGCATGGAGCTCGTATTCTTATCTATACGCTTCCTCAGAAGGTCAGTTCTATCACCAGCTCTTTTTACAGCTTTATCAAGTCGATCAACATCACGAGTTGTAGATGAGCTAGCTTTGCCAAGGTTTCTTAACCTAGACTCAATTCTAGTAAGGTCCTTGTCAATATCGGCATCAATCTCAACCTTTATGACTACCTTATCTGATACAGCCATCAAACACTCCTACAGAACTAATTCGTATTCTCTACATATTCTATAGAAATTTCATATTATCCGTAGCCACCAACTGTTCCCTTTCTTTGCCTTTCTCGCTCTTTATGATCGTTAGAAAGTGCTTGTGCACAGGCTATTCTCAACAGCCAAGTATCTTCATCACAGTTCATTAATGCTATAGGATCAGTATGAAAAGCTTCCGCAAGCCTAGCCGCCGATATTATTCTAGAATCTTGGGCCAGCTGCTCAACTAGCCCTTCGTAGGGTCTTCAGCATCCACTTCGTCGCCGTAGCCTGCATAATCTAGAATCTTCAAAGCAGTTGACTCAAGATGAGGATCTACAGCATAGAAAGCTCTAATAGCATCAGGTAAAGGCTTTGTTGTATTAGTCATCTCCATAATTGCAGGAGAAGCAAAGTTCAAAGCATAACCAGCATCATCTTCAACAAGTTCATCATTAAAATAGATTCCAGTAACAGTCTGGCCAATCACATAACAAGAAAACTTAATTGAATCCAATTCATCTGTCTTCCTATTTGTAGAATTACGTCGCCAAGACTTCAGTTGCTCATTTGAGATATTAGGCGAGAACCTAACACTAACCCCGTCACGCTCAGGAACAGGCACCTCAATATCTGGTCGAGTTACTTCTCGAGTAATTTCTTCACGTAACTGATCAAGTATTGAGCCTTTAGCTACTTTTTCTTCTTTAGCTTCATCAGCTTTCTTAGCTTTAGGAGCCGCACTAGGTATTTCTATGTCTTCTTTTATATCATCCATGTTTATATCCTACTCAAAATAGTATTTCAATGTCAAGCGGTAAGCTCTGCCCATGTCTTTTTACCAACAATTCCATCAGCAACAAGGCCTTCATCTTTTTGGAACCTCTTAACAGCTCGCTGTGTAGCAGGACCAAAATCACCATCAATACCTGTACGGTTCTTGTGACGAGTTAGCTTATAGCCCTGAGCGACCAAAAGTTTTTGCAAAAGCTCAACAGCTTTACCCTTACTACCTCTACGCAAAACCTGTTTGGTACAAGCAGCAATATATTTACCAACAGCAGTCTCTGGCTTTTCAACAGCCTTAGTAATTTTCTTTTCACCCTTAATCTTAGAAGCCTCAAACCAAACAAACTTACCACCAGAAACATATCCGGGTTGGTGATGCCACCACTCAGAAGGCACAGTCTTTTGAATACCATACTCTTTAGCAATCGCATTAACTTGGGTAGTAGATATGCCTTTACCAGTAATTCTAAAATCGACAGCATAACCGTATGAACCAAATGAAGGTTGAGCCATGTGATAGCTGCCTTGGAAGCCATTCGACTTCTTTCTATCAGGGTTTGCCGCTAGGTTAAATCCCGGTTTACGCTTAACCCATCCATCATACAGGTGCTTTTGCTGTTGATACGTGCGAACCCCTGAAACAACCTTAACTTTTCCTTTGATACGCGGATCAGCAAAAAATGCTTCTAAACGATCTTTGAAACGAGGATGCAACTCTTCTAAGCGCACCCACTTGCTTGTTGTTGGTATAGCCATTGTACTTCCTTAAATAAATAGTTCCTATATATATTTTATAAAAATTCTAAGGTCATGCAAGTGGTACTACACAAGAAAAGCCACTGCAATGCAGTGGCCATCCCTGTAGTAATCTAAGTATTATTTAATTTTATAATGCGCCAGCGCTAGTACTTCCCTCTGAAGCTACAGTACTAATTGAAAAAGTCAATGAGTAGGTAGCAGGAGCACCTGAAGCGGCATCACCGTCAGGCTCAGTTAATCCAACAAGCAACGCTTTTGGATAAACTCTCTCTGTACCAGCTACTTTCAAATCACAATCAGTTGTGTAGACAGCTAGGTCGTAGTATACTTGGCCAACAAGTGGACGAAGTTGTGCTATTTTAGAAGCATCATCACCACTAGCAACATTATTATCGTAAAACCTGCTTACCGTAATATCGCCTATTTCAGCGGGAGCACAGAGTACTTCTGGAAAACTACTGTTTCCATCATACACTTTCTCAACTGAAGCGCTTATTTCGCCACCACTAACAGTAGCAAAATAAGTATCAAAAACTGGAACAGCAGCATGCCCTCCATTTTCAGCCTCAGGACGAGCTATAATCTCCGCTATAATTTGTCTCTGGGTTACTTTTGCCATTTATATTCTCCTTAGATTACTGGGGTCGTAAGATTACTCTTAGAGATAGTTACTTGAATAAGATCTGCAACACCAGACACTCGCACGCCAACCTGTGCTTTAACAAGTCCGCCCGCAAGCTGTGAAGCAGGATTAATTGTACTATCCACGACTACACTGTAGCCCGGATCAATCAATCTATTGTCATCATCATACGCTTCATAAAGGCCACCAGCGACACGAATTGGGTCTAGGAAACCTTTAATTGACGCTCTAATTCTACCAAACAGATTACCACGAGAATCAATAGTGGAGAAAACATACTGTTCCATCCTATCTTGAACACCATAAACCAAATAGTTTATTGTGTCTCTCTGTGTAATGTAACGCCAGTTAGATTCATCATTAGATATGGACCTAGCACCATAAACTCTGATACTATTACCAATTTTACGCAAAGCATTAATCCTTGCATCATCTAACAAATCACCAGCTGTTGGTGAAACTTCTTGAGCTAAATCTGTAACTGTTCTAGCCGCAGAAATAAGTCCAGCCCCTGCTCGCCATGGTCCAGTCGAAACTTGAACTGCTCTTGTTCGAGCAGCAGCCGCATAAGACTCTGGTGAAATTGTTACAGTAGCTGCACCAGTCGAAGACGTGCCAGTAGCCAATTCGCTAGCAGCAGGTGCATCAACTTTAACATGTGGCCAGTAGAAAGCCATGTATGATGCTTTTGCATCAGTATAATACGCTGATGCGTTTGTTTTCGCAGTTGCCGCTGCATCACCTGAAGCAAAACCACAAAGTGCAATTCTATTATACGCTTCAGCATGATCACGCAAACCATTCCAAATAGTAGAACCATTAGCTCCGGGAATACAAACAGCCCCTGACTTAAGATTCTCACCAAACAGCGAAAGTCCTGTCACACGGTTGGCATCGGAAACTGCAGAACCGTCAGATCCACCTGACAAAGCAGTAGCAGCCGCTGTAGCTGGATTTGCTGAAGATGTTGAATCGTCAGAAACAACAATAAGATGACCAACATCTGGAGACGTGTTAAGAACATCAATAGCATCAGCCACTGAAGTTAAGTCTCTAGTTGTAGTCAACAACACTTCATCTAGATAAATTTTTATCTTAAATCCTGACACATCTGCAGCAGCAACCTGAACATCAAGATTAGCTGCCCATGCGCCCGGACTCTTTGCCGTGACAACCATGGTTGCCGAAGCTGACGAGTCATTTAATGTTATGGCCCCTGTAGCACTACCTGAACCCAAAACTCTTTGAACATAGCATCGTGTGCCACCCTCATCAAAATAGGTCTTTACATGTGCATATAAATTACCTGTCTGGTAATTTCCGTAGTAGGTCGTGTAATCACTGAAGCTGCGTAAAAGCGTAGGGGCTGTTATCGAACCTCGTTCGGCTTCTCCAGCCATGAATACTTGACCTGCCACAATGTCTCCAGTACCCACAGGACCCGTGCGTACCGCAGTGGTGACATTTACTCCCGGCATATTTAGCCTCCATTTTCCTTGTTATAACTTAAAATACGTATTTTTGCCCCTGTGGGCAACTAGCAAAAACGATTGCTTTCAAGTATTATATTACCACGCAGTATGCTTTGAAGGCTGGAACTAATGGTTTCTAGATAGTATCTTCTTTTAAACGTTTTATCTTTTGTTCTAACAAAAATTGGTCAGCCTCCGATTGGCTTTTTGCACGCCTTTGCCGCTCTTGTGCAGCGTATTCACCGAAATATAAAGAAACTGGCTTACCTTCTGGACCCATACGGCGTTTATCTAAAATTTCAGGTTTCGGGTTATTAAGGCTTTCTATACTGTATTTTTTAAGTAAAAGTCTTAATTCATCATTAGTCATATCAGAATCAACAACTTTTTGTTGCATTTCTGTATACTGCGGATTAATTATGTCGATCATAGGTAATCCTCGGTTGAAAGCTTCTTCTGGTAATAACTGCGCAGCATCATCCAGAGCTTTCCTTACCTCTCTCTCTGTTTTTTCTTTATCATCATCAAAGAAAACATCGATCATTCTTTTTTTATCTTTTGTTGTCATAGCCATAACACTATTATACCCTCACACATTTAAAAATCTAACGATCCCAACCAGCTGCTTCAGCCTCCGCAAGCCTAGCTGCTCTTTCAGCGGCTATTCGAGCTTCCGCTTCTGGTGTCAACCTACCTAATGCTTCATTAACTTTTTCTTGCAGCTCTGCAGGTAAATCAGGTATATCAGGATTTTGACTTGGATCAAAAATTCTTTCTTCCTTAGCTAAGCCTTCAAGTACTTTAAGAGCTTGAGCTTCTCTAATTATCCTCCATTGTGTTTCCAAAGGCAAATCCGGAAAAGTTGATACAACCTCAGGATTTTCTTGTAAATACTCTGGCATTCCAATTAAAGTTTTCCACTTGCCAGTTTCTAAAGTTTGTTCCATCTTAAGTTTGACATTATCCTTTGTGCTACCAACACTCATATATTCTAATTGAATATCTAAACCTAAAGCTCTAATTTTATTAGCAAAGTCTTCTCTCTCTTTAGCGTACTGAAGCTCTGTCATAGCTGTAGATAAATCAGAAATTAATGTAGGCTGGTCTACTCCTGAAATAAAATATGGATAATTAATAACTGATTCTAAACCAAGTAAGGGACTCACACCATTTTCCTCATAAAACTGATTTGCTACTCCTTCCTCTCCTGATAAGAACTCAGTTGTGCCATAGCCAGCTCCGCCTCGGCCATTAAGGGCTTCAACAGTTAAACCTAAATCAAATTCTCTAATAATTTTATAATATTGATCAGGATTGTTTGCTTTTAATTCTCTAAATTTTTCGGTAGCTTCTTCACTTAAGCCTCCAGATAAAATAAGTCCTTCAATTGTTTCAGTCCTTTTTTCTAATTCAACTTTTTCAGCATCGGTAAAATTAGACAGAACCTTACTATTGCCAAGGCTTGGTACTTTTTTAGCGTTAGTGGTACCTACGTTTGTATTATATTTTCGGGTTTCAAGTTTTTGAATATCACCAATATCAAAGTTGCCAAATGTAAGAGTTTCAAAATATGAAGCATCACCAGAAATAAGTTTAAAAAAGTCTGCTTCAGCTTCACTAAACCCTGCTCTAGTTATGTCTGTCTGTTCCCTGTTAGAACGAAGATTTAGCGTAGGTATTGCTTTAGAAATCCTAGCTTTATTCTCATCTGAAGACCTCATAGCATCTCCAATTACCAGCAGTTCAATCAGCCTATTTAAGCCTCCTCCAGACTGCCCCGTGTCTTGCTCTAACCCAATCTTAAATCCTTTATTTGCTGTATTTGTAAAATAAAAGTTAAAAAGCTCTTCAGGAGTAGCATCTTCAAGTCTGGTTGACAAGCCACCCATATTTGCTGCATCCCCAATAACTAATTTAGTTCTATCTCTCACTTCTGGTTTCAAAACAACAGACTCGCTTCCATACATATCAGCAAATCTACTAATATATTTACTTCTTTTTTCAGCTTCTGATGCTCCTTCCTCGAACTTATCGTCAGAATAAAGCTCATGAATATCTTTTGGAAACAAATAACCTGAAGATGGAGACGCTTGTATCCTTGACGTAAACCCCGAATCAGCTTGACCAACCTCTTTATAACTTCCTACCCTTGGAAGTCCATGCTGAGCCTCTAAATCCGAACGTATACCAGATTCAGAATGGCTGCTTCTCAACTGACCAAATCTACCTACATCGTCTAACTGCTGAAAATGAGTATTTTTATAAAAGCCATCAGCAATCATCTTATCTAAATCTGCTATTTGTACACGTATCTCTGCATCGTCATTGTTTACGATTCCATCTATAGCAAACGTAGCCTCTTCAAATAACTCCTCAGGAGTCATATTAATTAACTTATCCAAGTAGGTATCGTATATTTCTAAAGCAGCAACAAATCTAGGATTATTTAAATCTTCATCACTTACGTTAATTTTATTTGTACCAGATCTATCCTCCGGCATAAAAACATATGCAGAGTCTACAATCCATTGCGCCCTAATATAATCTTTAAGAGTATTCTTCTCAGGATCATTACGATCATACAGACCAAGCCTCTTCATAAGGTCCAACTTATTAACCTCTTCACCGCCCCAAAACATAACGGCTTCTAGAAAATCACCCCCCTCTACTTTTCCTTCATCAGTAAAAGTTTGAAAAACGATATCAGGCAAAGGTGAGTTAAATTCTTCTTGTCGTGTTTTTAAACGTTCAACAGCAGGTTTAGGTTTAACCACCTTAAATAAACCTGAAGAAACAAACTCACCATAGCCTAAGTCTTTCAAAACTTGATCTTTGCCGTCTTGATTTAACTCATCCCAGTTATCGGGAAGAATCGAATACAACTCATCAGGGTCCCAAAACCCGCCAAGCTCTCTAATTATTTGTTTAACCTCATCGTTTTTTTCCTCAATAGTATCTGCAACAATAAACTGACCTTGTGCAGTATTCGTAAGAGTCTCCTTTAACACTTCAGATTTAACCGGACCCGTACTACCTTTAGGAATCTCAGCATTAGGATCAATACCTAAACGCTCTCGAATCTCCGCATCACGCTCTTCTACCTCAGCCTGCGTCAAGGCTTTAGGTCCTAATCCACGATACGCTCCACCTTCTATAGCTAAAGCATCATCAACAACATTTATCCAACTATCAATATCAGCAACATGGTTAGTTGATTTACCGTTGTTAGCGTTCTCGGCATCTAACTCCTGCAACGCTACTCGTAGCTCGCCTAACCGTTCATCTCTAGTCACACCAGCCGTATACGCACGATTAAGCGCAGCAAGTATTCCTTCATCTTCTAAAAACTTCTTAGAAAGCTTAGTTGCATTAGCTTCATTAATTGTTTCATTACCACGATCATCTACTGAAGTAACATCTGGATTTCGGTCAAACCTCTCAGAAACAACTTCTAACCATCTAAAGCGTTCAGGGCGTCGATTAATGTTAAGAACTCTTTCTACAGGATTATCCCCACTAGTAGTAATCTTAACTTTCATGTCATCAATTTCTTCAACACGCCCTGCAATAGTTACAAACGGATCTTGGGCTTCTAACTTTCTTTTCTCAATAACTTCTTTTGAATTAGCCTCTGCAAGCCTATCCGCTGATTTTAACAACACATCTGCTAAACCAGCCCAATCAAAGTTATCTCCACGAAGCTCCTCAGGCCAATCATTCGACGTAGTGTTAAGGCCTACTTTAAGTGTATCAGCACTAAAAGTATCTCGCAAATAATTAGCAAGCGCTACTTTATCATCATCTGAAATATCATCTTGAGATAAAAGATTAATTACTTGTGTACGAAACAAATTTATATCGTCGCCTACATCTGAAGTAAAAATAACACTATTAAAACCTCTCTCATTTATAAGAGGTATCGGAGAATTTGGATACTTCT